TGAAGGGACTTAGGTTTGGTATAACGAATTGGTGAATTCCTTTTGTTTCTTGAATGAAGGCAATGTTTTCATTTGAAATTTGCAAATAATTTTTCAGAATAATTTCAGCAGCTTTACTATACGAACCCTCAAAATACTGAGAAACTTTCATATTCTCTTTAGTATATGTTAAAGATTCTATTAGTTCCTGTGAAACGAAATGAAGTATATAAACTTCAGATGATTGATTTTTCATCACTCTATCTGATTGATTGTATATTCTAAAACTTCTTTTTATAGTAGTAACTCCCGAAGTTTCTTCTCCTTTGGAAATTTCTACATTTAAAAATGCATCAATAAAATTAATTTTGCTTGATAAATTGTTTGCATCAAGAATAACTATATTGCCAGACACCACTGGAAATAAAATAGTATCGAAGATGTTTAACTCTTGGAATATAGAACTGACATCAAGAGTAACACCACCCGATATAATTTCCAATCTTCGTATAGTGCTTTGAGTAGATTGGGTTAAATTAAAATTTGACATTATCTAAATCCCAACACTCTTTTCAATTCATCCGTAGAGGCACTTACAAATTCTGGTTTCAAAAGATTGATAGTTCTGTTTCGTTCATTATAGTCAACCTCATATTCATAATACGTCTTTACATTTTTCGATACTTCTATCTTTAGTTGTTTTCCACCTGGAATAGTAACAGTTGTGGTAGTTGCTGATATGTTTGCATAGGTATTAGCATCCACTTCAATCGTATCTTCCTTATAATCACCAGTTGAGATTGTTGTGCGTTTTTCAATTTTATAGTATGAATGCACATGTGACTGCGCCCACGACAATCCCGATTGTCCGACATTGGCATTTGCCGTATACTTTGAATTAACAAAATTACCTAAAGTTATTTGGTCTAGTGGCCAATCATATTGTGGGTCAACAATATCATTCATTGCCAAAACAATCCAATGTTTTTCTGCCGAACCATAAAGTTTGTATGCTATTGATTCAGGTGTGTCACCATCACGTATATCATACTTTTGAAATACTGATGAATTCTCTTTGAATTCTTTTTCAAAAGTAAATCGTGAAACTAGATTTGTGACAACATCAACAGAACCTTGATCCAGTTCCTGTGCATAAATTGTCTTGGGAAAAAAATTAAAATACTCTGCCATTGTTTATCCTAAGAGAATCGTTGTGGAAAAGTTTGACTAGATGGTTTACTAATTGGTGATTTATCAAACTGTCGTGATGCTTTTGTAACAATGGATGTTTCTTTGAACTCTAAACCTAACTTAGTTGCTACTGGCATACCACTTCCACCTATACGTGCTTCTTCTCCAGGAATTTCATAAGCAGACCAACCGTTCGGTGCATAGTCAACATCAACACTTGTCAACACGCACGTTGAAATTGCAGGTAAGTTCACATTTTCTGTTCCATTATAATAAAATTCAATGTCAAACTCAGATGGTGGAACTAAGAAGTAACCACCAGTACCTGGTGCTATCTCTGGTGCCTGATGGAATTGAAATAGTTGAATAATTTTCTGAACAGCAAATGCCTCTTTTTGTGATTCGGGATAAAACATGAAATCAAATCTAAAACTTCTAAGTCCTGGTGATGTGTATAAAACTTCAATCATAGGATTAGTTACAATTCCTTGTCCTGCGGCAGTAACTGCTCTTCCAAAATTACCTAGCTTATTACCTAAAGCATTGATAAGAAATGGTGATAAATTTTTTGCTAAACTTTGACCAAAATCCCTACCTGTTCCACCTGCATTATATGCTCTTATAGAATCAGCAACTCCAGACCCACCAGCAAACAAAGCAGTAATAAAATTATTACCTAATTCCAAATCAGAATAACCTTGCGGTTGAACAAAATTCAAAGTGTCTGGCATATAAAGTGCAATAGTTTCTGATGTTTTATTAACTGTTCTGAGAAAACTTAGTTTAGTGCCTTCTATAATAGTTGAATTTATTTGATTTCCTAATTCTGGAAGAGCTCCAGAAAGAACTTCAGTAGGTTCTCCTGAAAAAAATTGACCATCTAAACCAATTCCACTATTGGTTATTGCGTTAAAACCACGATTTACCAAACCAGTAAATGCATCATATCCTTCCCTAAGTCCTTGTATTGAATCTGTACCAGTGGCAGCAAGATTTCTTGCTCTTTCAGTTTCATATGCAGTGCTACCAGTAGCAGCATTACCTTGATTCGTTGCATATTGGGATTTTCTTTGTTCAAGGATATGAAAAACTATGTAATGACTTTTACCCTGACCTGATGCACCTAAATCAAGAGGGTATTTTGTAATGTTGTAGTCAAATGTTTCATCTCGCAATAATTTCGATAACGAATTCGTTGTTCCAGAGTTTGTATCTTTTATGCCAAATGGAATATTTCTGGTTTGAGTGATTGCCATATATAGTTTCTTAAAGTGAAAGTTTATAACCTGAGAGTATTTATGTCATATAAAGGAAAGTTTACCCCCAAAAATCCACTAAAGTATAGAGGCAACCCATCCAACATCATCTACCGTTCCTCATGGGAGCTACGAGTCATGAAGTATTTGGATGATAATCCCTCCGTCATCTGGTGGGCATCCGAAGAATTACCCATCCCTTATTACAGTCCAGTGGATAAGAAGAAGCATCGTTATTTTCCCGATTTCATTTCTCAAATGAAACTAAAAGATGGAAAGGTAATGACTTACATCATTGAAGTCAAACCTGATAGGGAAACAAGACCACCCACACAGAAGAAGAAGACCAAACGGTTTATTCAGGAATCCATTACCTATGTTATCAACGAGTGCAAGTGGAAAGCAGCAACCGAGTTCTGTAAAGACCACGGTTGGGAGTTCAAGATACTCACCGAGAAAGACTTGGGCATTTGAGATAAATAGGTCATGGCGAAAACACTTTTAGATAGAATCAAATCATCACTGGCAAAACAGGGCATAGAACCACGCACTGTTCAGTCAAGAGATTGGTTGAAAAACAAAATCAAAGAGCTCAATCCAACTCAGGCAACATTGATGTCTGATAGGAAGAGGCTCAAGGATTCGTCCATAATTGGAAAGATGTATTTCTATTTTTATGATCCGAAAACGAAAGATTCGATGCCATACTACGATAGGTTCCCATTGGTTATTCCAATAGAACGATACAAGGATGGATTCTTAGGGTTGAACTTACATTACATACACCCAAGGCATCGAGTTAATCTATTGGACAAACTTAGTGAGATTGCATCTAATAAAAACTATGATGAGAAAACCAAACTGCGAATTAGTTATGGTTATCTTGCAGCATCATCAAGAGCATTTGAGGCAACACCATGTATCAAACGATATTTGTTCAGTCATGTGCAATCTCGTTTCTTAGAGATACATGCAGATGAATGGGACATAGCAGTTCTGCTGCCTATGGAATCTTTTGTAGGTGCAACAACAAATAAAGTATTCGCAGAATCAGAGGATAAATTTTAATGTTACGACAATTCATTTCCAACATTGATGTAAAAAGAGGACTAGTTAAGAATAACCGATTCAAGGTTTATATGACTATTCCTGCTGCATTAGGAATTGATCCCAAAAATAACTTAGCTTTAAGTTTACTCTGCGAATCAACTGACCTTCCAGGTAAAACATTAAACACAGCAGATGTTAAAGTTTACGGTCCAACATATAAAATCCCTTACCAAAAACAATATGCAGAAATAAATTTTAATTTCCTATGCACCAATGCAGGTAATGAAAGACAGATATTTGATAGATGGATAGAATATATCATGCCGAATGAAACAAATAATATGAGGTTTCCTAGAGGCACTGATGGATTAAGTGGTTATTTAACTGAAGTCATAATTGAACAATTTGACGATTATTCCTCTTCAGAAGCAAACGGATTGGAAGATGTTGATAATGGGGTTGTCCTAAAACGAATACAATTAGTTGATGCATTTCCACTTGGATATTCAGCACAAGGGTTGAATTGGGGTGATGATGGATTTTTACGGTTGACAGTTCAGTTCTGTTATCGTCGTTTTATTGAATTAATATAATTAATGGAGTTATACTATGTTACCAAAACTTGATGTGCCAATATATGATTTGACTTTACCTTTATCAAAAAAGAAAATTCAAATTAGACCTTTTCTGGTCAAAGAAGAAAAGATATTTTTAATGGCAGCAGAAGCAGATGATGAAGATTCTATTCTATCTGCGGTCAAACAAATTGTAAACAATTGTTGCTTGACGGAAAATATTGATATTGAATCACTGCCTATCTCTGACGTAGAATATATTTTCTTCAATCTACGTGCTAGGTCTATTAGTGAAGTAGTAGAACTAAAATACAAATGTAATAACAAAATCCATGTTGGTGAAGAAGAAAAAACATGTGGTAACTTAGTTGAATTTGAAGTCAACATCCTAGACATCAAACCAGAAATTCCTGAGAATCACACTAACAAAGTTGAATTGTCTCCCACAATGGGAGTTGTCATGAAGTATCCAAACTTCAAGATGCTTGATAAAATTTCTTCTTCATCTGAGTCAGAAATATTGATGGAAACTACATTGGGATGTATTGATTACATTTATGATGAGGATGAGATATACTATTCCAAAGATGTAACTAAAAAAGAACTAACAGATTTTCTTGAGAGCATGAA